TGCGATTGACATTGTATTTTTAGGATTTAAATTATAAATAGCGGATGCTTCTTGTTGTAATGATGATGTAATAAGTGGCAATGGTGGATTATGGGTTGTCTGTTTTTTCACACAATTTGTAATTGTTGCTGTATCCAGATCATGAATATTTTCTAAATAATTTTCTGCGTCTTCTTTAGATTCAAGACTTTCAATCATTTTACCAGAAAATGTTGTGCTATTATAATACCATGAACCTTTTACTTCCCACACTAATGTTTTTTTAAACTTATTTATATCATTTTCTTTCTCTACAATAAGTCTTAAAGCGGGTGTTTGACATCTTCCTGCTGATAATGATGGTCCAACGTACTTCCAAAGCAAAGGAGAAATCGTAAATCCAATCATTAAATCTAATACTGCTCGTGCTTGCTGAGAATTCACACGATTCATATTAATAGTTCTGGGCTTCTGAATAGCATTTAGTATTGCTATCTTTGTAATCTCATGAAATACAATTCTTGGATTTGTTGCTGCGTTCAGTTTAAGAGCAATAGCGACCGAATAAGAAATTGCTTCACCTTCTCTATCATCGTCACTGGCTAAATAAATCTTGCTTGCATCCTTCGCAGCAATCTTCAATTGATTAATAGTCTTATATTTCTCTTTCATAAATTCATAATCGGGTTTAAATCCATCTTCAATATGTAATGCTTTGACATCTTCAACCAGTTTGCGTATATGACCCATTGAAGCTATTACATTCCATCCTGAACCTAAGAATCCTTGAATCTTTGAGCATTTTGCGGGGGATTCAACGATTACAAGATTCATTTGATACTATTAATAGATTATTAAAATATACAATTTTTTGTGTTTTTGTGGTTTTGTGGTTTTGTGGTTTTGTGGTTTTGTGGTTTTGTGGTTTTGTGGTTTTGTGGTTTTGTGGTTTATTTTGTCTTTTACTTAAAAAAGAAAAAATATAAATGAATAGATGAATAATGAATGTCAAATAAAAGATGACGATGAAATTCTTAAAGAAGATAATAATTTATTTAACTTCCGACGTTTTACATCAGAAGAAATAGAAAAACATAATTCACCCTTTGAGCGTATTAGAAAAAAAGAATTTCCTTTTTTATTTCAAAAAAAGAAAAGTATATTAAAAGAAGATAATAAAATTAGTTTAGAAGATATAATAACACAAATAGCAGATGTATCATTTAATGATGTAAGCATTGAATTAGGACCAAATCAATTTATTAACAATGGTGTAATATATGAATCTACTACTCCACCATATTCACCATATTATTCTACAACAACAATGGCAGTTTTAGATTTAAATACTAGTGAAAATATTGTAATAGATGGAAAGAAGTGATGTTGCTTATTTAATTAATTCAACACCAAAATACTATTATTTACTAGAGATTCATTTAGAATTATTATACAGATATGCTCCATCATGTAAATGGCCTATATATTTTGCCACTGAAAATCCTGATGATACTATGTGTAAATTAATAAAACAAAGATATAATGTAAATATTCTTACATTAGAAAACAAGTATTCCTCTTTTATTAATTCAAGAGCTCGTGCTTTAGAATTATTACCAAATACTATAAAGTATGTACTACCAATGCAAGAAGACTTTTTACTTGAACGATTTATTGATGTAAAAGCAATAGAAGAGTCATTAATATTATTAGAAAGTATGAAAAATTTAATAAGTATAAGATATATGCCATGTCCTGGCCCAAAAGAAATTAATAGTAATTATAATAAACGATGGAAATACATTGATAGTAAATATGATACATATTTATTTACATATCAAGCAACGTTGTGGAAAAGAAATGAATGTTTACTATGGTTTAGTACTTTAGTGAAAGAAGTTGTTAAAAAAGATCCATTAAGTTTTACACAACAAATACAAATTGAAGTAGAAAACAATATTGCGGAAAATAGTGAAGGTCAAAAAGTATTTCATAATTTATTTAAAAATAAAATAATATTAGGATATATAAGAGCACATAAATATCCAAATGCTGTATATATGTCTCCATGGCCTTATAGACCTACTGCGGTGATAAAAGGGGTACTACAACCATTTGCAAAAGAGTTAGCATTAAGAGAGGGAATTAATATTTAGTATTGGTTTCCAGAATTTATAATTGTTGTAAAAACAATATTTCTATCGTTAATATTATTATTAATTACCATTGTTGAAGTTTCTAAACCTGTTCTAAATACATCATTGCCTAAACTAGTTTTAATAGATCCAATACCATCTGAAATATAATGAACAATACTAATATTGGAATTTGTTAGACTTGTATCAAACTCCATTTTTAATGGTTGTATAAAGGTATTTGATGTAATACGAGGATTTATAAATGAAGAAACGCCATAAGGATATAAACTTGTAATTGGAATATATTGTTGAATTCCAGATTTTATTAATGGAACATTCGATCCAGTAGAATTTACATACATAAAATGACTTGAAAGAGATAATACAGACTTAATACTAGAATTACCTTCAGGATATAATGTAGTACTAGAAATAGAAGAAGGTGTCATTACTGTTCCAAATGTCATGCTAGGATAATAATCTATAAACATGCGTGATGAACCGTTTGGATTTATATATTTTGTAAATGATGAAAAATTATATTGGAAACTACTAAAAATTCCTGATCCAGAATTCGTTAAAATAGCATTTGTAGCCAATGTTGAAATAGGTAATTTTCCTGTATTCCCTTTGTAATATACAGATGAAACAATATTTGGGTAATTTAATAGATTAAACATAGTACTTGCTTGAACTGAGTTAATTGTACTGGTAATAGTACTTGTCAATGATGGAATACCAATATATAATATGGTACTAATATTGTCTGTTGATAATATTAGTTCTGATGACAATGAACTAACAGTTAATGTAGTATTTGTAGAATTTGCTGATAATATATTTTGACCGGGTGTAAAAACATTTTGAAAACTATAACCAATTAAAGAACTAATTGATGTAAAATATGTTTGACCATTTCCACTCGCAGTTAATACCAATGATGAAGGTATCGGTTTATTACTAGTGGTGTAAAATTTTAACGCATTTAATTGTAATAAATCTAAAAACATTGTTTTTTTAGATGTTGCCATTTCTTTATTACATTGTCATATTTTGTATTGAGAGGTAATACGAAGATGTTGAATCGAAAAATAAGTCTAAATTTTTTGAATTAAATCCAGTACCAGAATAATTACTTACATTCATAATTCGATGTGTTAATAAATATGGATATGTATAATTACAATTAATATTTGATCCTGAAATATTTAATCGTAATGGTTGTTTAAAAATATTTGAATAATTACTATTTTTAATAAGAAATTTAGAATTATTTACAATATTTGTTGGAGCACCATTATAAGAAATATAAGAAGATACATTTACTAATAATCCATTACTTGTTCCAAGTGTAGCACTATCAAATGTAATATTTGGATATATTTCTGCGCTCGCATATGTGTTTCCATGGATATAATTTGAACAAGTATTTAATTGTAAATCTAATGTTGAAAAGAAAAAATCATTAATATGAGGTCCTGTTGTTGGCACATAAGCAGTTTGAGCATTATTATTCCCTTTATATTTTATGGAAGAATTAAAAAAGCTATCATAAAAATAAGCAGTACTTAGTGTGCTAATAATAACATTTGTGTTCGATGTATTAATATTTACATTATTTGCTCCAATAAAATTTATATTATTTCTGTTATTAATAATTTCATTAATAGAATCTGTAAGTTTTATTGTTGTTGATATTAATGAGGCAGATGATACATAACCGAACGTCCCTAATCCTCGCAATGTACTTTCTAAAGATACACTACTAATGTATCCAATACTAGCTAATCCTCGCACTGTACTTTCTAAAGATATACTGCTAATGTATCCAACACTACCTAATCCTCGCACTGTACTTTCTAAAGATATACTGCTAATGTATCCAAATGTACCTAATCCTATTATTGTACTATTTATATATGGTGTACTAAGATAACCTAAATTACCTAAACCAGATACTGTACTTTGTAATGTAAAACTACTAACATAACCTAAACTTCCTAAATTATTTATTGTAGATATTAATTGGCTACTACTGATATAACCCATTGTTCCCAACCCATTTAATGAACTTGTAAGATCACATAATGTTAATGAACCTTGTAAAATACATGATTTTAAATCGAAAATACCATTTGATAAATCTCTTATTGTTGATGGTAAATAACCAATATATATACTTTGTGAACTCATATTATTTAAGACATTTTGCCAACTGATATCACCAAATCCATCTGTTGATAAAATAAAATTTGTTGATATTGGTAAATTTGTGTTTGGATTAATTGATAACAAACTACGGTATAATAAAGGATCCATAAGAAACGTTCTAATTAAGAAAAAGAATCAATACTCCATATAAGTAGCGAACATGACAGGAAATGGTGGATTGTTACAACTCGTTGCAACAGGAAAACAAGATATATTCTTAACCGGAAATCCACAGCTAACATGGTTTAAAATGGTATACCGACGCTATACTAATTTTGCAATTGAATCACAATCTATGTTTTTTGATGGTGATCCAGATTTTGGAAAACGTATGTCTTGTTTAGTACCAAGAAGAGGAGATTTACTCGGACCTTTGGTGCTAGAAGTTACATTACCCGCTTTAACATTAACAGATGGAACACCCGTATCATATGTAAATTCAATTGGACATGCTCTTATTGAAGAGATTACATTAGAAATTGGAGAACAAGAAATTGATACTCAAACGGGTGAATGGATGGAATTATGGTCAAACATGACAACGACTACGATGCAAAGACAAGGCTTTAATGATATGATAGGTAAATATGATGATTATATATTACCACAAAATTTTGGACCGTTAAAATTATATATACCATTACGTTTTTGGTTTTGTAAAAATCCTGGTCAGTATTTACCACTTCTTGCTTTACAATATCATCCTATAAGAATTAATTTAAAATTAAGAAAACTACAAGATCTATTCATTAGTAATCAACTTGTAGTAAATTGTGATACTCTTTCTGTAAATCCTATAAAAATAACAGATTTAAGATTATTTGGTGATTATGTCTACTTAGATGTTGAAGAGCGAAGAAGATTTGTAAGTAATACTCATGAATATTTAATTGAGCAAATCCAATATACACCCGAAATATCAATACCAATTGGAGCAACTAGTTCTACGGTTCGTCTTGAATTTAATCACCCAATAAAAGAATTATTATGGTTTATTCAAAGAAATATTATGATATCTCAACACGAATACTATAATTATAGTAGCACTAGTATATTTGAAACAGGATCTTATAAAGATTTAATGACGAATGCTATATTACAATTGGACGGTTATGATCGATTTGAAAGAAGAGATGCTGGTTATTTTAGATTAGTACAGCCATATTATCATCACACTACTGTACCGAATAATCTTTTTATTTATAATTATTGTTTTGCTCTAAGACCTGAAGAACTACAACCATCTGGATCATTAAACGCAAGTCGCATTGACAGTTTAATATTACAGTTTAATCTTGTTCCCGATTCTACAACTGGAGTAACACCGCCACGAGGAAATGCCTATACCCGAGTCTACGCAACAAACCACAATGTATTAAGAATTATCAATGGATTTGGTGGTATTCTATTTACTATTTAAAAAGTAGTAATAGGTTATGTCAAGTCTATTTTCATTAGTTAAAAATGATTATAGAATACCTGTATGGATATATAAATGGCTTGCTATAATGCCATATACAGGGTTCTTTGGATTTGATCATTGGGCTCTGGGTCGTCAAGATACAGGTTTCTTAAAATTATTTGTTAATTTAACTACACTTGGTTCATGGTATATGTTTGATATTCTTCAAGTATTATATAAAGAAGATTTACGTATTGAAGGATTACAAGTACCGTTTTTCGACTATGGCAATATTGGTGCTGGAAAATTTGATGATGAAGAATTTCAAAATATGAGTAAAAATACTAAAACTTGGATATTATATTTAATGCTTGGGTTTTTTGGTGTAATATATTTAATTACTACTTACTTTATAACAACATCACCTGGAATTCTACCAATGACTATAAGAATTATCAGTGTATTATGTTGGTACATTATATTAGGATTAATAGCATACATATCTTTTTCATTTATTTCAAAAACAGTGATGAATTTATCAAGAAATAAAGGTGATCTATACTCACAATATGGTATAGATATGCCTCCTACAATAGCACCTACGAACCCATTAGGTATGCCTGGTATGCCTGGTATGCCTGGTATGCCAAGTTTACCATTATTAAAAGGTGGTTACAGTGGTGGTGATGGGATGAAAGACATAAAAGATGTAATGCAAAAAATAGTTAGCAAATATGATAAACCAAATGATTATTTATATTTTAGTTTATTACTTATAATGTTACCATTATCAGGATTTATTGCGTATGGTTTACGTAGAAATATCTATAATACTAAAAAAGATGAAAGCACTATTGACACAAGATGATTTTGAACAGTATCTTGGAATAAAAGAGTTTGATGGATTTTTACCTGATTTAACAGTAATATTATTTAGTGCATCATGGTGTGGGCCATGTAGAAAGATTGATACTGTAATGTTAGAAACCCAATTTGTAGCAAATTGGTTAAAATGTGATATTGATCAAAACGATTATACGGCTGGTTATTGTGGAATTCGTAGTATCCCTTCATTTTTAGTTATTTATAAAAAAAAAATTATAGATATAAAACAAAGTTCAAATACATTAGAAATTTTACAATGGCTTCAAAGTCTAAAATTATATTAGATGTATGATGTGTTAATTGTAGGTGGAGGAATAGCTGGTTTATATTCTGCTTTAGAATTACTAAAACACAATAAAAATATATGTTTATGTGAAAAATATAAAAATGTTGGTGGACGTGTTGAAACATTTTATAATGATAATTATCAATGGGAAGCAGGTGCTGGGCGAATATCTAAATCACACAAATTAGTCTTAGAATTATTAAAACATTATGAGCAGCCAATCGTATCTATATCGAAAGATGTATTATACAAAGAAAATGGTGATTCATGTATAGAACCAAATATATTTGAAAAAAACATTAATACATTTTTTGGTCCATTAAAATTATTAAAAAAAGATGTCTTACAACAGCATACATTAAAAGAATTATGTATTCAAATTCATGGTAAAGAAAAAACTGAAGAATTTCTAGATCGTTTTCCTTACCGTGCTGAAGTAGAAGTCTTAAGAGCAGATCTAGGTTTAGAATCATTTTCTCATGAAATGGGTACTGATGAAGGATATTATGTTGCAGTAAATGGTTTATCAAAATTAATAGAATGTATGAAAGATGATATACTTAAAAAAGGTGGAAAAATACTAAATAATTATACATTAATAAATATAGAAGATAAAAAAGATAAAATAATTAGTGAATTTTTAGTTACAAAAGATAGTATTTATTTAGAATCAAAAAAATTAATATGTGCTGTAGAAAGTGATGCTTTACACAAGATTCCTTTTTTTAATAATTTAAAATTACTTGATTATCTAAAAATGGAACCGCTGCTACGTACATATGCAGTATATAATTCACCATGGTTTTCAGAATATTCTAGAATTATATCTCGATCACCTATAAGATATTTTATACCAATTAATTATACTAAAGGTATTGCTATGGTGTCATATACAGATTCTCGTGATACAGAAAAGTATCATAATATACTAAAAAAATATGGTGAAAATTCACTTGGAAAACATATTCAAAAAAATCTTAAAGATCTTTTTGGTTCTATTGTTCCTAAATATAAATTTTTTAAAGCACATTATTGGAAACATGGTGCTACATATTGGTTACCAGGTAATTATAATGTAAATGAAGAATCAAAAAAATCATTAAAACCTTTTGATTCTGAAGTATATCTTGTTGGAGAATCTTTTAGTTTAAAACAAGCATGGATGGAAGGATCATTATTACAAGTAAAAAAATTATTTACTACATATAGATTTTAATGGATCCTCACTTTATTATTGCTGTATTTCACGTGTTATTTGTGGTACCTTTTTTTGGATATATTTTTATACAAAGAGCATCTACGCAAGATATATTATATAATATATTATTTGTACTTGGTCTCTTTGTTCTTGTATATCATACTTATAAAGCTTTGATACGGTTTACAGCAAAGTCTTCTTTATTATGGATAAGTTTAATACATGTATTTATTATTGCTCCTTTAATGATTTTCATTGGTTATAATGCTAAAAAAACACCCCGATCTTCATATGAGTTGCTAGGATTAGTAACTTTTGCCGCATTGGGTTACCATTTATATTCTTTAATACTTCTTACACAACTCGTTAAAGTTGATGAATAATATCATCTGACTTAGCATATAAATATCTTTTTCATCTTTTTCATCTTTTTCATCTTTTTCATCTTTTTCATCTTTTCTTTATAAAATAAATTCAAGAATTTTTTGTTTTTCTGTAGTATTTACACGTATACAATGAATAGCATGATAATAAAATGCGGACCCTGATTGAAATGTTTTTTTACAACTGCTACATGTATTATCTTCTTCAGATATATTATCAATTTCTTCTTTAAAATGTTTTCGCAAACAATGAATTCTACGATTTGCTTTTGTAATAGCGGTAAAATTACAGCCACTTACAATACATTTAAAATTATTATTAATATTATTTTTACAATTATGTTTTGATATTTTATGTAGTTCTAAAGATGTTTTTTGCATAAAATCTTTATTACATATATCACATTCAAAAGGAAGTTTGCCTTCATGTTTTTTCATATGATAATACATTGTATTTTGATTTGTTTTTACAATATTACAATTAGGACATACAAACATTCCTTGATCATTCTTAATATATTTAGAAGACATGCCTTTTAAAAAGTATAGTTAAAAAAAATTCAATTTTATTTATTTTGTAATTAGGATGAACAAACAACCTCTTGATGAGAAACATATAAAATATTTTAGTTCTTATAAACCAAATGATTTATATTGGGGGATTGGTATTGAAAATGAGACATATTTAGAGATTCCATTAAAAAACAACGTGCTAGGAGAATTTTTTAAAAATCAGAAGCCAGAACGATACAGCGTAAATTATTTTAAATCATATAATGATAGGGCATTTAATCTAGCACTTAATACACTTATATTACCAAATAAACATTATGATCTTCCATTATTAATGAATTGTCATGAATTATTAAAAAATGATCTATCCGGTCAACCCATGACAAATTATGATAAAGGTTCTACGTTAAATAAAAAATTTTCTGGTAAAACTATATTTGAATATATGAAAGAAAAAAACAATTATTTTAAAGAAGAATAT